AGCTGATAGCAAGCATTAGAGTAATGGCCCCGATGCATGGATCGACGACATCGACGACACCATAACACGAACCGTTCACAGCTACGCATAACACAATCCCTTAAGAAAGACACGAGACATTTGAGGCAACCTTTTCTATTAAGTATACACCACAATCCTTGACAAGTCAAGCAACTGTCAGAGTATCTTGTCAATAATCGAGTTAGCTACCGTGTTGGCGAGCATGTTGACCGTCCTTGAACCGAAGTTCCGTAGAACCGCACTCTGCTTTGTGAGCGCTGCGAACAATAGCGTCTCGGCATCATTGTTTGTCTGATAAAATCCTCACTCTTTACTCTACACAAGCTTTGACCTATAGGGGGGCTCCTCCCCCCATCGGCTCCCTAACCATATAAAAGGTCCACCAATTAAATGAGTGGATTTTAACGTTTACCTCACAAAGACCTAACATAAGGGCGAGGGGTGTCTACCCCTTTTCGTCGGCAACGTGCCTACAGCGGCCACACAGAGCCGTTATGGGCATCCTCGGCGAAGCCTTCGGCGACTTCAAACCTTGAACATTCCCCGCTTTCCGGGGCATTTTTCTCATTTTCTCTCTTGACTTTCCCTCAGAATGTGGTATACTTAGGTGAAGACCTTTCTGATAACGATACTTTTTCGTGTGTGTTCATAACATGAACAATTCAACTCAAGCTCCTGTCCCAATGGAACTAACAGATCGCCACAGAGCGTTGATGAGAGAGTTGGCCTCAGGTAAGACTCAACGAGATGCTTGCAGTATCGTGGGTATGAGCGAGTCAAGGGCGTCGATCATCATAAATAGTGAGTTGTTTCAGGTCGAGTTGAACCGCCTTAGGAAGCGCATCGAGGATGACTATATTGAGAACGAGGCCTCGAAGCAGTCGATGCCCTACCACTCACAACTGTTGGGTGAGGTGCAGAAGAGCATAGGGACGATTGTATCATTAAGAGATAATGCTAAAAGCGAGCAGGTGCAGCAGAAGTCAGCCTTAGAGATTCTTGATAGGGCGGGTGTAAAGACCCCTAAGCAGGCTGAAGTGACGGCGGTTCTTGAACTGGGGCCGGGTGTGGAGGCAATGTTTAAATCTGCCTTGATAGAGTTAGCTAAGATCAAAGGAGTCCCAGAATGAGGCGTCTTTATGTGTGGGTCCATATCGTTTGGCGTGCGCTTAGGTGGATGCCTAAGCTGAATCTTGGAGACAGGGTTCTCTACGAAGGGAAGGAGTGGTCACTAATCCAGGGAGTGGCTTCGCCGTACTGGGATATGTGGAATGGAATAACCAGAATAAATCATATCCACAAATCAGAGCTGCATAAAGTTCGGACGCTTCGTAACTACTTAGGCAGTTTTCGTTCGGGCTACCGCTTTTTCATGGTCTGCTGGTACAGCATCTGGGTTTATGATATAAGCAAAATGAGCTGTAAACCTAAGGCAACATAGTGCTACTCGACGAACAAAAGATAGCCACGTTTAGAAAGCTCTTCAAGTGGAAGTTCAGGCTGTTCTGTCAAGCTATGTGGTCACCTGAGTGGTTTGACCCGGTGTTTCATGGGCGGCTATGTGACTTCCTTCAGGCATCTAAGAGTGGACCAAAGGACAGGCTTGTGGTGATGCCTCGCTCACACCTCAAAACAACCATTGCCGCCACGCTTTACCCCTTGTGGCTTGCCTCTAACGACCCTAACATACGGATACTCATTATCAGTAACAGTAGTGATAATGCTCAAATGACAGTAAGATCGTTAAGGCAAATCATAGATAGCCATCCCTTATGGCGTGCCGTCTACAGTGACCTCATTCCTGATAACAACAGTAAAAGTGTCAAGTGGACAGACGAGAGAGCCTCGCTTAGGCGCACGGCGATAGGCTTGCCTGAGTGCACGTTCGAGGCCGCAGGCATCGGTACCAATATCATTCGACGCCATTATGACGTGATTATCGAGGACGACTCGGTCGCACCCAAAAAGGACGAGCTAAGTGGAACCGAGTTAATGCCTTCACGCACTGAGATCGAGAAAGCTATCAACTTTCATCGCCTCACCATTCCCTTGCTTGTTGACTTCGACTCGGGGCAACGCATTTGCATAGGAACGCGGTGGGCTTCCTATGACCTCATTAACTACATCTTAGAGAATGAGGTTGAGGAAAAGGGTGGGAGGTTTAAGGTTCTCGACACACCTGCGGTTGACCCTGAGGGTAAGCCCTCTTATATGAGGTTCTCTCTTGAGTCTCTTGGAAGCATCAAGGCTGGCCTCGGCACCTTTATGTATAATGCCCTTTACCTGAATGATCCTCTCTCGACGGAGTTCATGAAGTTCCGCCCGGAGTGGTTGTCCTACTATGAGGAAAAGGACTTACCTGAGGATGGTATCACTATAGTCACTATTGATCCTGCTGACCCCCCTACAGGTAAGTCCTCTCAAGACTACTGTGCAGTCGTCAGTTGCAAACATAGTGAGAAGGGCCTCTATGTGAGGACAGTGAGGCGAGGGCGTTTCACAGAGATGGAGATCATCAACATAGCCATCGAGGTGGCCAAGAAGGATGATGCCTCGATTATTAGGATTGAGACTGACAGGTATGCTAACATGGTCGCCGCCTTCAAGGTTGCCTTAGAGAAAGAGGGCCAGTATAGGACTGTGGAGAGCGTCAAGAGTAAGGGTCGCAGTAAAGAGGCAAGGATCATGAGGCTGGCTCCTATAGCTGAGAACCGCCTCTTGCACCTTAGGAAGGGCATGAGTGTCCTTGAGAGTGAGCTTTTTGCGTTTCCAAGGGGCACCACAGATGACGTCATCGACGCCCTGGCTTATCATGTTGATAAGAACTTCAAGTTCCGCTTGCCTAAGCCTGTTGAAGAGAAGGTAAAGCGTCCTTATATGACTACAAACCTGACTGAGATAATGAAGACCTTGCCTTGCATGAAGCCAACAAGGCTACCGTTTCCTGCCATGCTGGGGCGTCGAACTCTCGCCTCATTACTTAACTGATACATCGACCTTCCTAGGTCGACCCCCTCACTAATGAAAGGGTGGGTATAATGACAGCGTGCAAAGCTAAAAAGATGGCGTCGACGGCGGCAGTGACTACAGGAAGAGCATTCCTACATGGGTTCTCACTGAAGGGTGGCTCGACGCCGTCGAGTGTGTTGTTCAAGAATGGTGGCACGGGTGGAACAGAGATGTGGTCAGCCTTCATAAAGCTGCAGACTGCTGCAGGTGACGATAGCGTCGAGATGACTTTCCCCACGCCTATTGAGTTCAAGGATAGCCTCCACGCCACGCTTGCTGGCACTAATGCTGTCCTCTATGTCGCCTACACAGAAGGCCCATAATGCCTAAAGCATTTGAGAAATGTGTTAGTGGTGGTGGCAAGGTGAGAACGATCACCTCTTCATCCTCTATGGGTAAGAAGATGAACCTCAAGAAGGGTCAGCATGTGAAGGTCTGCTATCAGGGTAAGAAGATGCATGTGGGTGAAAGACATGAGAAGTCTCCCTTGGCAGATGCTATAAAGGGGCGTAAGTGATGGCAAGACCTAATGTAGAAGCATGGGAACAGATGATTGACAAGGCCGTCGACTTTAAGAGGCGGTTCAGTGATTCAAACAACTGGCCTTCCTATCGTGATTACTATAGGGGTGTTTTTCCAGGCTACGCTAAGGACCCCGATGGTGAGAAGACTGTATTACCTTATAACCTCATCTTCCCCTTCGCTCGCACGGTCATAGGTAGCACTTACTTCCGTAGCCCTTATATAGTTGTGTCTCCACGAGACAACCGAACCTCCTATGCAAGGGCAAAGATGGTCGAGGGCATGGATAACTGGCTTATCCAAGAGATGGGCCTCAAGAGGCAGTTCAAAACAGCTGTTCTCCACACCTACCTATGTGGACGTACCATGCTAAAGGTAGGTTATGATAGTCAGTTTGGCTACATGCATGATGAGGAAGATCTCCTGGCGAAGTCTCTTGATACTCGTAAGGACGGCGACGAGCTTATTGAGTATAGGGCAAACATCAAAAAGGGTATGCCTTGGGTGGTGGCTCTTGACCCTGATATGTTCCTCATCCCGCCGGGTGTGAAAGACCTCTGTGATTGTAGGTGGGTCGATCACATTGTGTTGCGTCACCTCGCCGACGTGAAGGCCGACTCAAAGTATAAGAACGTAGCTGACCTGACGGGCTCACATTATGATGTGCTGAGAAAGCTGGAGGCAAAGAACCGCATCATTCAAGACATGGATCAGGAAGACGAAGATGACGCCTTAGTTGAGTTGCATGAACTACATGACATGAAGTTCGGGGATGTGTCAGTTATGGTGCATGGGCATGATAAGTTTATTCGAGGGCCGATAGAGGATGCTCTCCAGATAGAGGGTCTTCCTTTTGTTGATATGTGTTTCAATGAGGACCCCGAGTACTTCTGGTGTTCATCGGATGTCAAGATCGTCGAACCCCAGCAGTTAGAGCTGAATGAAGCTCGCACGCAAGCTATGTATCATCGAAGGCTTGCTCTTGTGAAGTTGTTGGTGCAGAAGGGTGCTATAGATGATGAGCAAAAAGCGAGGCTTCTTGATGACTCGATTGCACCCTTTATAGAGGTAGAGGGATCACCAAGAGAGGTTGTTGACCAGATGCAGGTGGGCATCCCCAACGATCTTATTCAGTGGGTCAACATCATCAGAGAGGATGCACGAGAGATCACAGGCCTCGCACGTCAAGAGCTTGGTAGTGAGGGCTATAGCCAAGATCGCATGACAGCAACAAAGTCATCTATCATCCATCAGGGCAGTCAGCTTAGAATGGATGAGAAGCGTGACGCTGTAGCCACCGCTCTAACACAGGTGATGCGTAAGGTGAACCAGATATGCTTTAAGTTCTGGGATATGGAGAGAGTTGTGCAGGTGGTAGGTATGGAGGGCGCTAGGCATTGGGTTAAGTACACAGGCCAGGAACTCCGGGGTGAGTATGACATTAAGGTCGACGCAGACACCCTTGGGCCAGTGTCAAAGGAAGGTAGAAAGCAAGAGATGGTTGCCCTCCTCCAAACCCTCGCAAAGAACCCCAGGGTGAATGTCGATGCCCTCATGAGGATGCTCTTGCAGGAATTCGAGTGGTCGAATGCTATGGAGATCCTCCCGATGGCTAACCCCCAGGGGACACCTGTATCAGAGGGCGAGTTTACTCAACAGCAAGGCCAGCTGGCGGGTAACCCGCAACAGCTTATGCAACAGCGTCAACAGAATATGTCAGCGGTTGGTGGCATGATGGGAGCCAGGTGATGCCTCTCTACGACTTTAAGTGTGGTCAGTGCGGTTTAGATGGAAGTCGTATCTGTGCTATTAAGAATCGACGTAAGCAAAGGTGCCCACAATGTGGAGGAGTGCTCAAGCAACAGGTGTGTGCTCCTCAACTCCTTATCTTTAAGCCCAGGATGTTCGAGAACCTCCCCGAACCGAGGTATATCCATGACAGAAGACAGCTCAGAGAAGAATGCAGGAAGCAAGAAGTTGGATGCGACGAGGCATTCGTTGGTGTCGATCGACGTCACTGATGAAGGTGGCCCTAAGATTGAGTTCAAAGGTGATAGGACGTTGTCGTCAGGTGACTTCGCCCTCATTATCAAGTACATGAGACGTGAGCATCGACGCTACCTAGGTGCTATAAGAGCAAAGACAGCTAAGCGTGATAAGGCGGCAAGAGAGGCACAACAGGCTAATCTAATGGCAGTTGAAGCACAAGGAATCTTAGAGGAGAACGAAGATGTTTGATGAAGAGCAAGTTGATGAAGATGAGAATCTCGATAGTGAAGAGCAAGAGGATGAGGAGGAAGAGAAAGGAACGCCTCCTGATGAAGAGAGTGAGGTCCTTAAGAAACAGGTAGAGGAACTTGAGGGCTCAAAGACTGGTTTGGAGAAGCAGGTCGACGATCTCAACAGCAGGTTGACTTCTCCTGAGTATATTGAGTATCTCAATAGTAAGAGGCAGGGCAAGGAAGAAAAGCCCCCTAAGGCTGAAGATGATGAACACGAGGATCTTGATATGTTGTCAAGCACCGAGCTTGCCGCTCGCATCAAGGGTATGTCTCGTGCTGATCTGAAGGAAGTTAAGGACTCTGTTGCTGGCGAGTTTGGACAGCTAAAGGCAGGCATCGCTAGGAAGATGGCTGCTGTTGACCTTCAGCTCGCTGTTATCAAACATCCAGAGCTCGATGATGCTCTTAATGACAAGAAGAGCCAAGAGCTCCTTCAAGGTATCGCTAACGGCAACCCTGGATGGAACATGGAACAGGTGTTTAGACAGTTTAAGCTTGAGAAGATGGCCTCTGATAAGGAACAAGAAGAACAGAACGACGTTAAGAAAAAGCGTGAGTTAGATGCTGAGTTCGAGAAAGGTAGCTTGCCCTCAGGGTTGAAAGAGCATAAAGACCTCTCACCTGAAGAGGCAGGCAATCTAGCATGGAAAAAGGCTTTTGGTAAGTAGGAGTTAGATGATGGCTGTTCCAACCCGTTCCGACTCAATAGATACCCTGTATCTTGCTACATGGCAAATCAGGAAGAAAAAGATCATCGACGCGATCTTCGAGGTAACACCTTTCTACTATCAGATGACCAAGCAAGGTCGGATGGATAGTCAGAGTGGTGGCAAGTATATCGAGGTTCCTATCAACTATGGTAAGAACACGTCGATTCAGTTCATCAGCAAGGGCCAGAATGTGACCCTTACGCATGATGATACCCTCACGGCAGCGAAGTATGAGTGGAAGTATCTTTGGGGTCACCTCTTCCGCTACATGGTTGACGACCAACAGAACAAGGGTAAGTCTCAGTGGATCAAGAAGGTCAATCATGACCTCGATGTGTTGAAGGATTCCCTTGTTGACCGCCTCGAAGAACTGTTGTTTGGTGACGCAACAGGTGACGACGGTAAGGCGCTTAACGGTCTTGGCAACCTTGTTCCTGAAGACCCTACGACAGGAACAATCGGCGACCTCAATCGTGCTACCTACTCATGGTGGAGAAGTCAGTATAACGACATGACTGGCCTCGAAATCTCTCCTTATCTCCTGCCTCGTATGTTGAGCATGTGGAATGACTGCGGCAAGCTCCAGGGCAGCCAGCGGTTCCCCGACATCATCATATGCAGTCAAGCAGTGCACGAAGCCTATAACGCTGAGTGCTTCGAGATTGGGCGGATCGCTATGCCCGATAAGGGTATGATGGACTTAGGCTTTGGTGACCTGTCGTTTAAGGGTGTACCAATTACCTGGAGTCCTCAGTGTCCTGACTATGCGATGTTCATGCTCAATACCTCTACCCTTCAGTTCCTCACCGATCCAGGTGTTCACTTCTCTCTTGGTGACTGGCTCCCGATCGTGGATCAGCCTGGTGACAAGGTTGCTCACAACCTGACCGCGTGTAACCTGTGTATCAACAATCCTGCCAAGAATGGCCGAATCTTCAACATTGGTGCTTAGAGAGTCACGATTGTGACGAAAGGACTGGAAGATGAGTAAAAC